CCCAAGTGCCCGAACCAAGCGCGGAGATTGTTAGCGCGTCCAATAGCCCACAAAACGTCCAATAGGCTGACAGCGGCGAGATGACGAGATGGGCCTGCCGCCACAGCCAATTCCAAAAAAACGCGCCTGTGGTCGATTGTGGCGCAAATGACGGTATGCCGATATTTGACCAAATTGGCCCACATAGACCCCCTTTAACTTTACTCGACTACTAAACAATGAGCGTTCGCAGCATAGCCGATCAGCTTGGCATCAGCAAAAGCCAAGCCGCCAATCTGCTCAAAGCGGGGATGCCGGAAACCACGACCGAAGAAATGAACGCGTGGCGGAAAAACCACGTCAAGCCGCGCAACCGCCAGCGCAAAGCCCCAGATCCCGTGACGATTAGCGAGCCGGCCTTTGTCGACGAACTGCCCGAGGAAGAGGTAGTCGACGCCGAGGCGCTGATTGCCGAGGAAGAAAACAGCGATCCGATCGAGCACAGCCGCCGGGCGAAGCGCGCCGAGAAAATTGCCTACGACCGCCTGCAACACGCGGCCAAAAGCGGTGCCACGCATGAAGAATATCGCAAGGCCAACGCCAATTTTGCCCTGGCTTCCAATGTGCGCCAGCGCGCTGACCAGTTCCGCCGCGACTATCTGCGCGAAAAGAAAATCACCCTATACTACTCCGAGGCCCGCGACATCTTCCTGCGGCCGCACAACTCTATCCGCCGCCAACTCGACGCCGCACCCAAGACTTTGGCCGCCCGGCTGCACGGACTTCCAAAGAAAGAGATCGAAGTCGAACTGAAGATGTTCTTTGAGAAGCTCAAAGAGGGCGTGCGCTTCGAGATATGAGCCCGGCCGCCGACCAACTGCGCGAGGACTTGAGGGCGGTCTATGGCGTCAGCGACGACCGCACCGTTCTTGAGTGGTGCGAGGATGAAATCTGGTTAAGCGAGCGCACCGGCACTGCCATGCCCGGGCGATTCTCCACGGCCATGACGCCCTACATGCGCGAGCCCTTGGAAACCTTTGGCGACGTGGACGTCAGCGAGATTGCCATGGTCTTTGGCACGCAGACGGGCAAGACGACCTTGCTCCAGATGGGAACCGCCTGGCGAATCGTCAACCGTCCGCAGCCGGTGGTCTGGGTCATGCCCAACGAAGCCCTGGCCCGTAGCTTTTCCGAGGTCCGCTGGCAGCCGATCGTCGAAGAGTCGCCGGTTCTAAAATCGCAAGTCGACAAAAACCGCAACGCCTTCAAGCACCTTCAGCAAACCTTCAACCAGTGTGTCTTGAATTTCGTCGGGTCCAACTCGCCCTCTTCACTTAGTTCACGCCCCGCCGGCCTGCTGCTGCTTGATGAGGTGGACAAGCTGGCCGGCGAATCGACGAAAGAAGCCGACGCAGTGGCACTGGCGCAGAACCGAACCAAGACCTTTGCCAATTCCCTGACCGTCAAAGTCAGCACGCCGACCACCGCTGAAGGCCAGATATGGAAAGCGTTTTTGGCAGGCGACCAGCGGTATTATTTTGTGCCGTGTCCGCACTGCGGCCACAAGCAACGGCTGGCCTGGCCGCGCGTGCGCTGGGCCGATGATGCAAAAATGGAAGACGGCAAAAGCTGGAACCTTGAGCGAGTCAAAGAAACGGCGGCCTATTATTGCGAGTCCTGCGACCAACCGATTAGCAGTGGGCAAAAGATGGAGATGATCCGCCACGGAGAATGGCGCGCAACCAATCCCGGCGCACCAATCAACCGCCGCAGCTACCACCTCAATTCCCTGTATGCGCCTTGGCGATCTTGCGACTTTGGCGAACTGGCCGCGCAATTTCTTACGGCCAAAGCCGGCCTGCTTGGACTTATGGACTTCATCCAGTCCCAGCTTGCCGAGCCGTGGGAGGAATCGATGAACGAAGAAGAGCGCGTCATCCCCTTTGGCGAGTATGGCCTGCGCGATCCGCTTAAAGACGGCGAAGTGCGGATGATGGGCGTCGACGTTCAGATGGATCACTACTGGTTTGTCTGCCGGGCCTTTGCCCGCGACGGGTCCAGCCGACTCGTCGACGAGGGCCGCCTGCAACTTTGGGAAGACGTGGAAGCCAAGGTGTCCGAGCTCGGCCTCGATGTGCCGCGCGCGGTCGGGCCGATGCGCGCCAAGCTGGTCGCCGTCGATTACGGCTTTCGCGCGCAAGAGGTCTACGACCGCTGCATGCATAACCGCTGGATTCCCTGCAAAGGCGAGGAGCGCGCCCACTATCCGATCAAACTTGGCCAAGACGTCCGCCGCGCCGCGTCCATCGTGCGCCCATTCCGCAAAGGATGGATTCATATGCTTTGGTCATCGCAACTTACTCAGGACATCTTGGAATGGCTGCGATCCGGCGCCGGCCCCGAGTGGACCGTGGCCGCCGACGTCTCCGACAGCTACAAGCGCCAGATCAACGCGCACAAGAAAATCGTCAAACGCAACCACCTGACCGGCCGCGAGACGGCCTTCTGGACTCGGATCGGCAAACGCGACGACCACTTGCTCGACTGCGAAAGCATGATCACGGCCCTCGCCGATTTCGGCGGCGTTTTCAAGATGCAGGCCCAGAAGCCGCAGTCGACCCAGAATAATTGACACCGACCAAAGCGCGTGTCTCCGCGCGCGTTCATTTTCTCAGCTTGGTTAGCCTCCGGAAAGTCAGCAGCGAAAACCATCACCGCCCTCGAAACCATCGGCGCCAACCAATACAGCGCGTCCAAAGAAGGCGGCCGCCTCCTCGTTTCCGCCAGCATGGGCGGCAAATCCTTCTCCTACTCCCTGCCGCCCGACATGACGGCCTCAACCGTCGCCGAGTTAGCCCTGTCCTGCTGGGCCCTCATCAAAGACATGACCGACACGCAGCTTGAGGCGTATCTGACCCGCAAGCCGCAGAAAACGATGATCGCCGCTTTCAACTACCCGATGACATGAAGATTGCCGACCGCTGGAAACTTTTGACCAAAGCCTTCAACCCCAAGGCCCAAAGCTACGAAGCCGCCCGGCCTTCGATCCAGCGCCGCTTTCCCTATAACGCCGTCGCCGTCGACAGCCACATCGACGTCAGCGGCGCCGACCGCGAGCGCCTGATGAAACTCTCGCGCTGGCTCTACAACAACGCCCCCTTTCTCCGCGGACTCGTCAACGAGAAAGCCCGCTACTCCGTCGGCTCCGGCATCCGCCCCCAAGCCCGCAGCGGCGACGAAGCTTGGGACACCGCGGCCGAGACCTTTTTCGAGCAATGGAGCCGCGTGGCCGACGTGCAAGGCCGCTACACCTGGCGCGAAATGCAACGCATCGCCAGCGTCGCCATCGACCGCGACGGAGAAGTCTTCTTCCGCACCGCCGTCCAGACCACCGGCTACCCCGCGCTCCAGCTCATCCTCGCCCACCGCATCGGCGACGCCCGCTCCTCCGTCTACGAGCCGTCGAACCCCACCGCTCGCGAAGGCGGCCAGAACATCATCGACGGCGTGGTCGTCAACGCCCAGATGCGCCCCATCTTCTACCGCCACCTCATCGGCGACGGCGTCGATCCCGCGCAACGCTTCGAGGACATTCCCGCCCAGCAACTCATCCACGTCGGCGAAGCCAGCCAGGGCGACGAGCTACGTTACGTCACCCCGCTCGCCCCCTCGGTCAACCACCTCCGCGATGTCGGCGACGCCGTTTCGTTCGAGAAGATGGCCCTCAAGATCTCCAGCTATATCGCCCTGGCGATCAAATCGTCCAACCCCCAAGGCGCCGATTTTTTCGGCGAAGGCAGCACCAGCATCAACACCGAAGGCACCAACGAGATCACCGTCGAAAGCCTCGGCAATGCCGGCGGCGCCATCCCACGCCTCTCCATGGGCGAGGATCTCATCTCGTGGACCTCAAACCGCCCGTCACAAAACTTCCGCGAGTTTTGTGACGTCCTCCTCCGCGAAGTCTGCTTGAACCTCGGCGTCCCCTGGGAATTCGCCGCCCGTCCCGCCGACGCCGGCGGCGCCGCCCTCCGCGCCGTCTTGGTCCGCGCCCAACGCACCTTCGAGCAACGCCAAGCCCTGCTTATCGACCGCCTCTGCTCCCGCGTCTGGGCCCATGTCATCACCATCGCCATGCAACGCGGCCTGCTCCCGCAGAACCCGAACTGGTGGAAGGTCGAATGGCAACGCCCCGCCGCCGCTTCCGTCGACTACGGCCGCGAAGCCGCCGCCAACTTGAACGACGTCCGCGCCGGCCTCCGCACCTACGCCGAAGATTACTCCGAGCGAGGCTTCGAGTGGAAAGACCAACTCCGCCAGCGCGCCGTCGAAGCCAAGTTCCTCGCCGAGCTCGCCGCCGAATACCAACTCCACCCTGACCAAATCGCAACTTTCAATCCGAATCCTTCCAGCAATCCCGTGAAAGACACACTCGACACCTACGGCGTGGCCGTCCGCGCTGGCGTCATTACGCCAAACGTTGAAGACGAGCGCGCTGTCCGCGAACAAATGCGCCTGCCTCAAGTGCCGCCGCAAGTTGAGCAGGAGTGGGTAGAGAATCCTGTCCGTAGCCCGATCACTCTTTCAAGCGGACTGCAAGCCGATCCCAATGCTGGCGACGCCAGTGGCGACGACTCCAACGACAACGACGCGGACGAATTGACACCAACCCCCGAGCAATGAACCCGCGCAGCTGGTATGCAATTTCTCCGACCGACGACCGCGACACCGACGAAAGCGTTGAGGTTTCTATTTACGATGAGATCGGCTTCGGAGGAGTCACTGCCAAGCAATTCGCCGCGGATCTCAAAAAGCTCAAAGGCCAGCACATCGACCTCCGCATCAACTCCGTCGGCGGCAGCGTCATCGAAGGAGCGGCCATCTTCAATGCCCTCAAGCGCCACAAAGGCGGACTGACCGTCCACATCGACGGCCTCGCCGCCTCCATGGCCTCCGTCATTGCCATGGCCGGCGAAGAGACCCGCATCGCCGAGAACGCCCTCCTAATGATCCACAATCCCTGGAGCATGACCATGGGCGACGCCGACGACCTCCGCAAAGAAGCCGACGTCCTCGACAAACTCAAGGCCACCCTCGTCAACGCCTACGTCCGCAAGACCGGCCAGCCCCGCGCCGCCATCGAGCAAATGATGGACGACGAGACCTGGATGGACGCCACCGAAGCCCTCGAGCACGGCTTCGTTGACGAGATCGACGCCCCCATCGCCGCCGCCGCCTCCGTCACCCCCGAGCAGGCCCGCGCACGCTTCGCCCAATTTCAAAACACTATGGCCAGCAAACCCGCACCCGAGCCCGCCGCCCCGGTTGACACCGCCGCGGAGGATAACATGAACTCCGAACTCCAGGCCAAAGTCGACGCCCTCCAGGCCGACCTCGACGCCAAGAACGCCGCCGAAGCCGTCCAGGCCCAAGCCGCCGAAGACCTCGCCAAGGAACTCGAAACCCTCAAAGCCGAAGTTGAGCGCCTCGCCGCCGAGAGCGCCAGCAAAGACGAGGAGATCGCCACCCTCCGCGCCGAGCAGAAAAGCGCCGGCGAACAAGCCGCCGCCATCGTCGCCTCCGTCGGCATCGACACCGCCGCCACCCCGGTCGTGCCCGAGTTGACCGCCGCGCAGAAATTCGCCGCCCTCGACGGCCCCGAAGCCACCCAGTTCTTCCGCGCCAACAAAGCG